TTTCGTGACGTTGGTACTTTTCCAGTAGTCGCACTTACATGCGCAAAAGGATCGGCACTCGCATTGTTAAAATCCGCCAAATCATAATTTGCGGGATCAAAAGTAAAAACGCCCCCTAAATTATAAGCCGGATATTTCAACTCCTCGAGTCTTAAAGATAGTTGTGTTGTACTTACAAATGTTTCAGCACCTCCAACAATATCATAAACAGATATTTGCGAAATATCATAAATACGCCTTTTAGCTTGCCCTTGTTCTACAATCTGGAACTTAGTACCGTCCGATGAAAAATAGAACTTTGACAAAATGAAAGTACCTAAATCGGAATCTATATGTTCCCAAGTGTAAAGAGATTTTTTTCTTATTTGTAAAGTAGCCATTATTTCGCGTTTATTAGTTTCGAGAAACGGTATTGTTTCTCGTAAATCTGTAAATTACCGGAGTTAGCAACGATATAAATAGTACCACCATTTGCAGCAAATTGAGCCGATACATAATGATGAAATGAATAATTAACACCCATTGCAGTACCAGCTGTTTTAGGGCAAACAAATAGTTGTTCAAATCTTGTTCCAAGTGTTGGAATGTCAATATAAACAGTGAAAAATCCATTTGTAACGGAATTTTTAACAGTAAACATAATGTCAACTGAATTAAAATCGTTTTCCTGTACTGGTCTAATCTTTGTTGTTGCTGAATCAAATAATTTAACCACACCGTCAGGTAATTGAGAATTTATAACTGTTCCGGCATTGTTTGTTAGTAGTACAGGTGTAACTCCCTCGGTAATTGTTTGAGGTGTGCCGGAAGTATGCAAAGTATCTACATAAGAAGCCCAACCAATGTCTGAGCGTTTAACGTATCCTTTTGTATCTGAGCAACAGAATGATTTTGGCATGCTCCAAGCAGTTGGAATGCCTAAATTTCTATCATCAAATTCAAGTTTCATACCATCAAGCCAAATTTCATCGTTTATGAAAGCCGGGTTAAATTCAAAAGACAAAGAAATAACATCACCAGCATTGAAATCCATAGATTGTGCAAAAGTAGCCCAATTATCTAAAATTGGATCTTCCATGTAAAAAGATGAAATTTGATTGTAAAGAACTGCATTCCTAAAAACGTTTATAATAAAACTCGGGTCGTCACCGCTTGCACTTTCAACGAATAATCTGAATGATAAAATATGACTTCCGCTTTGCTCAATAGTGCATCCTAAATCAGAAGCAGTATTAAATGCCATTGGTATATTGTCAAAATTAACAGTTTTTAATGAATATGCACCTTGAAAAAAATGAGAATTGTTATTTGAAACTGTCCCTATTCCTGTTGTAATAGACCATGTTTGAACATCATTAAAAGTACTTCCGTAACTTAATAAGTTATCATTATACTCGTTTATGCATTCATAAATTCTGGGAGCTACAATTACTGCCATATATTTTTAATTTTGTGTTAAATATTGAAATCTAATGTAAATATTCTGACCAACTCCCAATGAAGAACCGCTTAAACGTAAATCATTTAAAACGAATTTCATTCTAATAGGTCTAAAATCATTCGAGGCATTTCCGAAAATATAATCAGTTGCAGCGATTGTTGAATCTGGCAAATAATCAGCATCTACAATCTTAAAGAATGAAGTATTAGAAGTTATTACCGTTTTCTTATTTATAAGAATACCAATAACCGTAACTGTACGTCCTTGTTTGCAAAAATATAAATCAAAATGATTGCCGTCAGGAGTCTGTATTGTGCGGACTAAATTAGTCGTTACACCAGTTTTAATCTCGTGTTCAGCGTCTCCGTAACCATTATCCCGTAATTTTGATAAAATAGCACGTACCTCAGCAGCAGTATTAAGACCACCATCGTCAATAGCTGTTATTAAATTAGTTATGTCTGTTTTGTTCATTTTTTCTAATTTGTAAAAAAGTCAATATTATTAAAATCAGTATTAAGAAAATCACCACTACTTACCGTAAAATTCCATTCAAAACCGTTAAAAATTTCACCCAAATCGGACAAAAATAGTCCACTTGAAACAACTACTTTATAACTTCCGTTTGCCAAAATAAGACCGGTAATATCCGCAGTTATCAGATTTAAAGCTGTTGTAATTGTAGTTTCTGTAAACGTATGAATAACGCTATCGTCTGAATTATCGATTAATTTAATAGTCCCTGTTAATTCTGTAATGTTTCTATTAAACTGTCCGTTAATGTCATTTGGTAAAGACAATAGTGTGTGATTTCCGAAAGGTGAATAGTCAATTAATGTAAGCGGTTCATGAATTTGGAACACCAGCGTAAAAGTATCTGAATAATTTATTGCAGCTTTGAAATTAACATCATAGATATTTGTATTTCCAATTCTGTCATCAGAAGCAACTGTAACCTTATCAGTCATTCTGTTACCGTTTATATAGATAACAGAATTTCCAAGTAGTTTGTTTATTCTGCGATAAGTAAAATTGTCGATTCCTTCAAAAATGTATTTTTCAAATTCTGTTTGAATCATTCTCGAAGTAACGGAAACACCGTTTATAGATGTGTATTTTGAACTACTACTTTCTACATCGTTAACCTCGAATCTGCATTTTAAGCGAATTGATTGAAAGTAATTAGCGCGATTGTACGCAATTCCATAATAATCACTAAAACCTCTGTAATCAAAGCGTGTTGTTTGATTTATCTGATACTCTGAAATAGTAATCGCATTGCTGTACCATATATAGTCCGAAACGGTATGAACGAATTTTAAAAAAACAGTTCTTTTGTAAAAATCAGCATTTATATAAGCAATTTCAAAAGCGATTTGCTGTTTCCCTTTATTATCTGTAAATTCAAAAATTGCGGTGTTTTCAGTAATATTTTTTAACTCTTTACCTTCACAATCAATTACGTAAACAGCAAAATTACCATCAAAAGCAATTCCTTCAACGGTATTTGTTATTTGTAAATAAGTTTCTTTTGGGTGTAGTTGGATTTGGTCGAAATAACCGATATTAGCAATAGCCGGAATGTTCTCCGACTTTGCTTTTTCAAAATTTTGGTCTAATCGTATAAAACTGAAATCATTCATAAATCGACGTAATCACTACGTTAATATTAAAGTAAGCGCGTCTGTAAACGCGTCTATGTCAGTAAATGTAACTCCGTTTAACTCAATTGCTGTAAAATGCTGAGTTGTTGAAATCAAAATATCTTGTGAATCATACAAACTTACGAAATTATTGTTTACGCTGAACGATGCGCCTAAATAATTAATTCCATTAATTACCGCATTGCCTCCGCTTCCTGTAATAATAAGGAAATCAGTTTCGTATTTTTCTTCCAATTCAAGTGTTAATTTATTAGTTGCCCACTCATAATCTAATTCTTTTGGATAACCTTTTATTACTTCGTTTGTGTTTAATTGTACACGAATAAATCCTTTAATATCCTGAACATCTTTAAATAATTGTGTTGCTTTATCAAAATCACAATAAACGCTTACTTTGTGAATAATTGGATTTAGAATTTTAGAATCCGCAATATCATCAACGGAAATAGGTGCTTTGTCTACTACGCTTGACGTTTCTGATAATTTACGAGTAACCAACTCACCGTTAACTTTGAAAAGTGTATTTTTGATTAATTTTCCTTTTATGTATTTTCCGGCAGTAGCTAAATAAGGAAACCATCTTTGAATGTTTCTTTTAATTGAATAATTTAAATTACTATATTTCTCAGGAAGCAAAACACCATCTATAAAAGAATATCCTTCATTTGTTCTATTGGTATATCCTACATTCGTAATAGGGTAATTAATCGAAAATACTGCTGACCCTTGTCCGCTTGGTGTGAATCCTATGCCTGATAAAGTAATAAGAGTTGGTGAATAAGCCACAACTGTATAATTATTCGTACCACTTACCTCTGTTATCGTTATTGTATTTCCTATATTAAACCCTAACAAATTCCAGCTAAAAGTTTCATCTGACAATATTAATAACTGCCCTAAATCATTAACTCGATAACGTAAATTAGCGTTAAACTCTTTCCTTAGTCCCGGCGCTATTTCTACACAATCTAAAAGAAATAAACTTTCATCATATTGTAATGAAGTTGTTTTTTCAGCGGAGCTTGTCGCTCGTCTTCGCGCTTCCTCAATTAAATAAGCGCTCCTTGCGTGATTGATATTTAATTTTAAAACACCGTCTGTCTTTTTGCTTTCAAACATCCATTGCGAATCAGTATGAACGTCGTCAATAGTATTTCTTCCATTTGTTTCACGTGCATCAGAACTTTTATTGTACCCTAACCAATATTCCTTTAAAAAGTATCGCTTATTGAAAATAGATTGATTTTCATTATCCGGTAATTCTAAAAACGAAGCTAATTCTATATTTTTATAAAAGTTTGCATAGGTTTGAATTTCAACATTTGTCGGGTTTATTTGATAGTCAGCACAAATCTCTTGTGGTATATCGCATATATCTTTAAACCTATTATTAAAAGGTTTATCTATTATCTGTCCTAATAAATAACCATTAAAAGCAAAGTTGTTGTAATGTTCGCCGTTAACATCATAATCAGGAGCGATAAGCGGAACACCGCCAACTGATTTAACATTGTGTTTCATCAAATCAATCAAACGAACACCTTTTACTACTGAATCAATCGCTGTTGATGTAGCGGTAATTTCAATTTTACCTTTTGTCATGACTGTTGTTATTTCATAACCAGTGAAAACAGCTGTAAAATCTAAAGGATTTGGTACATCTATTTCGGCAGTAGTCCATGCTGCCATGTAAATATAAAGCGATTGTCCTTTTTCAATTAACGGAATGTTTAACGAAATATTTGAAGGCAAACTCGTGTATGGTGTAGAAGTATTAAATCCATAATCATAACGATACATTACATATTTTTCAGCATGTAATAATCTTTCATCAGGATAACCAACAAGTGCAAATAACTCTAAATATCCGCTACCGTCTAAAGTTGTAGCACTTCCGTTATTTCTTGTATATTGACGATGTTTAGCGTCTAAATCAGTAATTTTTACGGTAATATTTGTCAATTGATTAATAGCTGTCAAATACTTATAATTAAGCACGTCAAAAGTTATCAAATCATCATTTAAGGTTTGAAGCGGAAACATATATGTTTCAGTATTTTCAATTCCGTAATTTGTAACAGATTGAATATTATTCGCCCCTAAAAACGAATCCGCTTTTACAACTCCGGTATCTGGAAAAGTGGCTAAAACTAATCTTGTTGCTCCACTACCAACAACCTGATTTCCGGTATCTTCCCACGTACTAATCTTAAGAACAGGTTTAGCCTTTAAAAGTATGTTTGTAGTCGAACATGGAGTAATCGGGTTATCATCCAAATCTTTATCAGAAAACGCATTCACATAAATATCCTCGCGCCTTTTTATTTCCTCTCGTTTGGTATTCTGAATTACCTTGAATTTAATCTCGTCCTGTGAAACAATGGCCGTATAACCATCAATTATCCCGGTTGTGAATAAATTTCCATTGTACTCTAAAATATATTCTATTTCAGCTTCCCACCCTTTTTGCTTAATTTCAGAAGCGACATAGTCAAATCCTTGTGATGCATAATTGAAAGCAACGCCATCCTGTAAAGTTTGGTAACCTTCCATTATTTCGAAATGGTCGCGCGTAATGGTTAACTCAATTTCTTCGTTACCGATAACAACGTCACGACCGAAACGCCCATCGTCTTGTTTTACTTTATGACTTGAACCATCGAAACCGAACGGCTCACTTATTTTAATAGTTCCAATTTCAGGTAAATCAACAAATCTTAAAAAATGCTTAAATGTCATATCCTTTTATGTTTAATCGAGCGTTTAACATTTGTTGTCTTTGTCCTTGTAATTTTTTGTAAATTCTTTCGCCTTTTTCATCACGCACTAAAGTTATACTTTCTTTTGATTGAATTACATTGGCTAATTTTGAAATACCGGCATTAAACTCAGTTTCTGATATTCCGTTATTATTTATAATAGGTAAATCAAAAGACATTTTGCTATGGTTTATACCCGCTGAAACAAGTAAATTATTCAGCTTTTCTTGCCATTGCTCATGCGTGTGTACTTTAGTACCTTTTGGGGCGTTTACAAGTACGTTTCTGCCTTTATATTGTTTAAGTTTACCGTCAGGGGTTTCAACTGTTTCAGTGTAATTATTTCCTTTACCATCATTAATTAACATTAAACCGCCACCGTGGTTGTCAGTTCCTTCTGCATAGGCTGGGACTTGTTGGCTTGAAATCATTGCTATTTGTGCAGCTCCTAAAGCTCCAATAATTCCAGCTAAAACAAAGTTATAAGGATATAAGTCAGCTCTCGCAATTGCGCCAACAACTCCCTGTGCGGTATCAACAACAGCATTAAATATAGCCAATCTTTTTCTCTGCTCAGCTTGTCTTCGCTCTAATTGCTTACGCCTTTCATCATACTGTTTTTCGATTGATTCTTTAGCAGAAGTGCTTTCTCCTGCAAATTTAATTGATAAATTACGCTGTCTTTCAAGATTGTCAAATTCTTTTTGGAAATAAGCGTTTGACATTTCACTAATAGTATTGAATGCTTCTTGAAATGCTTCTGATACAGCCAAAGCTGTAGCGGTAGCGTCACCTTCAAATTTCTTTAAATCCCCGTTAAATAGACCAAGCAATTTACCAAAACCGCCTTTATTAGCTAAATCTTCTCCAAAACTTGAATAATAATCGTTTAAAGTCTTTTTAAGTTCTTCAATTCGCTTTAATTCTTTTTCTTGGTTTTTATCTTTTACATTTTGAAGCTGTATTTCTAACTCAATCTTTTTAGCTATTAATTTTTTATGTTCTTCGGTTTCAATACCGTTAACCATAAATGAATTAGCGATTTTTAACTTTGTTTCGTTTAAATCTAATTCAATACTTTTTACACTCGCTTCTTCTTCAATTTTCTCTCTGTCTTCAAAGTATGTTTTAAAAGCAGAAAGAGGGCTTTTCATATTTAAAGTACCGCCAGTAAACGCTCTGTTAGTTAATGAATTTAATTTTGATTGAGCTATTTCATTTTGCTTGTCTAACTTTTCAAATTCAATTAAAAGTTTGTTTATAACTTCTTTTCTGTATTCGTCAGATAATTCTTTTTGACTTTGAACGAAATTTTCAGTATTTATATGTCTATCGAAAAGTATTTTTTTCTCCAAAGACTTAAGTGCATTATCCTTTTCAATTAAAGCCTGATTCCTTTTTTCTTTTGCAGTTACTTGAGTTGTTGTACCTTCTTTTAATGCTTCTGAAATAGTGTTTAATTGCTCTTTATATGCCTTGTTTATTTCGTCTGTTTGGTCTTTTAATTCTTTTTCAATAGTTGCGTTTTCATAATCATAGTCCAATTGAACTCTTTTCTTTTTAAAATCAATAAAACGATTATAAGCATCAATTCTTTCCTCTAAAGACTTTGATTCATCTTTTACAACTTCATCATTGTTTTTAATTAAATTATCTAAAGACAGTCTTCTAAATTCGTATTCACGAGCTAAATAGTCAGCCTGTTCAATTTCTAAATCTTTTAAATTCTTTATTTTAGATTTGTCCGCTTTATCTTCTTTCCATCTTAATAAAATAGCATCTTCAGTATTTTTATTAACGAATTTCTGAAGGAACATAGTTTCTTTTTCAAGTCTGTTTTTTTCAGCAGAAAGAACATTTAAATTACCAGTACTTAATACCTCATCGTCTAAATCATCACGTCTTTTTCTTCTTTCTTTTTCCGATAATTTTAATGCTGATATTTCATCTTGAGTCATTTTAATAAATTCAGCTTTTTGCTGAGCATTTTTAAAATTAGAAAGTTGATTTTCTTTATCAGATATGTTAATTGAATTCGATAATTTCTTTAATTCTATTTGATATTTTTTTCTTGCTTCAATTTCCGCATCAATTTGCGCAATACGTTCTCTCGTATTATTTAAAGACTGTTGTTTATTTTGCGCTTGAGAATTTGCATTTATGGCATTTGTTAAGTCGTTTTCTGCTCTCGTTGCTTTTCCTGATAATAATTCTTGGTCAGATATTTGCTTTAAAAAATACGGATATTGGTCGCGCATTAGTTTTATAGCTAAATTTCTTTCATCCATTGTTTTCTTTTCGTCTTTTGCTATATTCATCAATTGACGTAAAGCAATCATTTCATTTTGAGAATCAGCAATACCTTTTGTTTTTGCATTATTATAAGAATCTTGCGCCTTTTCTACCTCTCCTAAAGACTGTTCTAAGTCGCCTAAATTAGATATAAAAGAAATTATTTCTGCACCATAAACAGTTAACAAAGTAATCCCCACACCCATAAGTGTCTGAAAACTAAATAAAGCATTAGCTACTTGTTTTAAAACTGATTCCGTTGGTTCCCCTTGAGCTTGTAATTCTCTATTTTGCTGAATAGCCTGACTAATAGCATCTGAGAAAATAGGCAAGTTATTTGAAATTGCCATGAATCCCGTTTGTAAAGAATTCGTAAAAGCCGGCATTTCACGCGTTAATTGATTTATTGAATTTGATAAAGGATTGAAACTTCCTGCATAATTACCAACGTTCCGTTGATGCCTACCCATTGTAGCATCAACGGCTTTTAATGCTTTATCATACGTTAAAATCTTTCCTTGAAGTTCGTTATACCTTTTTGTTTCTTCCTCAGTAAGATTATTTTCTAATTCTTTTCTAATTGCTAAATTTTTATACTCATTTGACAGAGCGTTTAATTTGGCTTGAACTTTATTATAAAGATTTTCGGCTGCTGCAGTTTTAGCTAATTCCTTTTCGTATTGCGCAAGCGCTTTTTCTTTTTGCTTGGCTAAACCTTGGTAACTTTTTGATTGGTCTAAAATTGCTTGCACTTCTTTTTTCTTTGAAGTGGTATTTTCAGTTTGTTTCTGAGTTAGTTTTGTTAATTGATTTTGAAGTGACTGTATTGTTTTTTCTTGCTGATTATACTGTCGTGTTAATGACGCATTAGCTTTTTCCATTTTTTGGAAATCAGTCATTAGTTTTTGCATCTGAGCTAAATTTTTAGGAGAATCACTTCCAAAAAAATCAATATTTTTCTTTGAAAGTTTGTCTATAAGCTCATGTGTTTTTGATAATTCAGAATATACTTTTTCTAAATCCTTTATAACATTTTTGCTATAAATTAAATCTATACTATTTGCCATAATATCGCTACCTCACGGTGTTAATTATTGGTTATTTCCTTTTTTGTTGTTGCTTTTGACGCTCTTTTATAACATTTTCAGCTTGATTGCATAATTCTACCCACTCAGAAACGGTAATATCTTTTGAATTCAAAGAGTACCTTAATTCTAAAACACGCCCAACTGATAATAATTGACTTTCAATACTTTTATATTCTTTTTCATTTTCATCTTTTAAACTGTCTTCTAAAAGTTCGATTTGAGTTAAAATCCCTTGTAATCTTAAAGAAATCTTTTCAAATTGTACAAATGGGTCTTTATCTTTTACAATTCTATAATTCCATTTCTCAAGCTGTGAAATTAGATTTTCAAATCCTTTAAAATCCGAATTTTTAGGATAATTATACAGAGCTTTTAAAATAATGCTTACAGTATTATATTTCAATTGTAAACGCATAATCTTATGCATTGTTTCAAATCGATTTATAACTGATTGATTTTTTGTAAGTTCTAAATACTCACTAAAAAAAGTAGTCATCACTTCGTGTAAATCTTTATGCTCTTTGAATTCCTTAGTAAAGTATCTTAAATCGTTTGTATTGAGATACTTTTGAAAGTTCCAAAGTGGCATATTTTCACACTTGTCGTAAAAGGTTATTTTATTTTTTTTGAATATCATTACTTTTTATTTTCTTAGAATAAATAACGTGTTCAATTCCTAAAATCTTTTCTGCTTTTAAAATTAATTCAAGACCTTTTTCTATGTCTTTTAACGCTTGTTTTTGTTCTTCTGAAACTAATACCTCTATTTTATTTTTCATTGTTATAAGTGTTTTTTAATAAATACATCTAATTCAGGTTGTATGATTTCGTAATTTACTTTTCTTTGATTTTCAACAATTAAACCGAAAATATTATTTCCGTATTTATCCTGCAACATACTACTTTTTTCGTCTGTTGAATAAATTGAAAAAGTTGGGTAGTTTATTTTAATTTTAAAACCTCTGTAAAAATCTCCAGTATCGAATAATGTAGTACGATTATACGGTTTCCCTTCTTGACGTTTAAATAAAATTGTTGTAGGAGAGTAATGTTTTAATAATGTGCCGTCGCTATTTATTCCTAAGTCATAAAGCTGGTCATCACGGTTTAAATCGATAATCTTCTCAGCATTTTTATTTATAATTCGTTCGGTTTCTTTAGGTATATCGTTTATAACCTTCTGAACCGCTTGCATGTAGTCGTATACGGTTCTGCTCATTTTAATGAAGTTTATTCAAAGATAATAAAAAAGCCGATACAATTTGCACCGGCTTTTAAAAAACTAACTAAACAAAAAATTATACTACTACTGTAGTCGCAATGTTCGACTTATACAAGGTGCCGTCTAAGTTAATGATGTAAGCGTTTAATGCGGAATCGAACAAGGTTAATGTCAACACATCGCCTGTTGCTAATGCCGGTACAGTTAACGTGTAGTTTCCAGGTGTGGTAGTCGCTAATAATGTAGGAGTAGCCGTAACCCCATCAACCTGATAAAGAAAATCAGCAATAACTAACCCTTGCAACGGCACTAACTTATTGTTAGAATTAGCCATTACAGTAAAGTTAAACGTAGTCGCTAAGTTTGCCGGAGCAACTGGAATAACTAAAGTAACATCGTTGTAACCGTCCAAATCACGAGAAGCTCTGAATCCTAAGTTTTCCTGAGTAACCCAAGCTGCGTCAGAATCAAAAGAAACTCTGTCAACTTGAATCATCATTGTCGTTGCATTTTCGTTACCAATTGCATAAGCTCCAATTGATAGAATACCCATATCTAAACCGGTTCCGTTTCCTTCGCCGTCAACAGCCATCAAACAGTTTCCGTTAATGTCGTAAATACGCAAATCGTATTCTTTGTTCGATTCTAATTTAGAAAGCGCTTTGTGATTGTAAAGACCGCTATCAAACGTAAACATCCATTGGTAAGGGTGTTTTAACGTAGTGGTCATTTCGCCTGTAGCTGCCAAAGTACGATAATCGTTATCAGGTGTATTATTTGCAAAGTCAATAATTCCTTTCACAATAATTGAACGCCCTTTTTGTTGTTCTGTTTGCACGTAAGACAAGTCGAATGTATCAGCTGGTAATACTTTTGTACCTTTCTCGATAAATTCTAAAACAGCCGGCATCTTCAAATCGAATTTGCAAAACTTGTTTCCTGTTCCTAAAAGTTCAGCTGCACCGCAGTTTACTTTATTGATAATTTGTGAAAATGTTGCCATCTTAAATTATGTTTTTAGATTTTAAAAAATTAATTACTTTTTTGTCGTTGTGCTCGAATATATCGCCTACTTTATACTTCTTTTCAGTAGTTTCAAAAGGCTTTTTTAATACGAACTTTTGCATTTTTTTAGGAATTTCTACCTCAGTAGCTTCCTGTTTTCTTTCTTTTTTTTTTGCCATAACTAAAAAATTATAGGACATAAACACTGGTCGTTAATTGCAACCGAACAGTCTAAAACTATCGGATTCCAGATATCAACCGTTGCGCCTTGTTGTCCGTTGTCGTTAATGGAATAATTAGTTACTCTTTTAACACTATAATCTCGTTCATACAGATAAGAAATAGATGAACACTCTAAAGCTGTTATGATATTAGCTAAAAGAGGGTTTAAAATCAATTCATAATCTGTTTTATAGATTGTCGGGTTAAACTCGTCCACTTTATCCGAATGCATTGCGATAACTAATCTTGTCTGTCTTCTTACTTCATTTTTCATTATGTCGTACTTGTCTTCACCATTTACAAGCCATATAAGCGGGTAATTTGAAGTTCCGCCCAAAGCTAAGTATTTGTTTAGAACGTCCTGAGTACCCCAATTGAAGTAAACCTGATATTCTGTATTATCAGCTCCTTTAACTTTTGGAAGTAAGTCGAATAATTCTGCTAATCTTTCTTCAAAAACTATCATATACCAAAAGTGTTAACATTTTCATATACTCTAAATTTTGAAGCGTCCCAGCCGAAATCAATAGCTTTATCAGTTAAATACTGATATAACGACTGATTAACATCGTTGTCGTTTCCAAACCAATCCACAAACTCTACACCGTTTTTATAAGTAATATCAGGGCATAATTTCAACCCCTTTTGATACTTTAATAAAAACGTTTGCCACGAGGTTGCCAACTTGTAAGCTGGCGTAACTAATTGCGAGTTTTCCGAATTTGGTTTTGATATTCCAACTGCTGTATAAAAACCGGCTGAATTATCGCTTAAAAAGAAGTAGTAAACAGCGTAAAGTAAAAGGTTTTTAGGATTGTTTAAACCTTCCCAAATTTTACCGTCATATTCTACGCCATTTACTAAGTCTTTCCATTTTTGGTCTGCATTTGGTAAATCAAGCAAAGCAGTTTGTAACTCGTTATAAAGATTTAAACCTAAAGAGTTGACTAAAATGTCTTTCTCAACAACGTCAATCATTGACTGTAAAGCAACATTGTTATTCGGACTTTCCGTGTTTACGGTTCCCGAAATTGTCGCCTTTGCTAATGGTATAAACAAATCGTTTATGAATGATGTTGTTTGAGATATTGACATTTTTAGTCTTCTTTTTTAGGTTTTTCTTTTTTAGATGCTTTTTTATCTTCGTACAAATGAGCGTCTTCTTTAGCTACTCTCGTCTTTTTACCGTTGTATTCAACTTCAACAGTATTTTCTTCCCAATAACCCATAATATTAAGGTTTAGTTAATGCAGTGATAGCATCAGAGAAGTCGCCATAAACGAAAGCTCCGTAGTGGTTTGATTTTACTCTGTGAACTAAACGAGCCTCCGCCAAAATAGTAACTAAGTTTTTCGTGAAGTCATCATTTTCATAACCAACGTTGATAGTCAACCCCTCTTTAAATCTAACCCCGGATTTAGTAAAGTCACCAACTAAGAATTTATCGATTGTAACACCTGTATTTGCAACTACTCTAATACCTGATACAATTGTTCCGTCTAAAGCAGCAAATGGTGGCATTACGTACTGACCAGTAGAATCTTTCGATAATTCCATCGCGGTAACGTCTGAAGGATGCATAACGATATAGTTAGGCTCGAACAAATTAACTCTAACCTGATTGATAGCGGTTCTTAATGCATCCCATTTTGTAGGTGTAGGAATCGCTAAAGCAAATGTACCAGCAGCCCAAGCCGTAGCGTTTGTAGTAATTCCGGTTAAGTTAACAGTCAATCCTGTACCGTTTAACAATTGGTCGTCAATTTTTAAGTTAATCAATTCTGTTAACTCTTGGTCGATTTCTGAACGCATCAACTCTACGTCGTCAAGCATTTCTTTCGTAACTTTAATATAAGCAGTTACTTTTTTAACGTTTGCAGATGCAACTACTAAATCAAAATCGGCAATTGATTTTGCTGCACCTTCCGCAGTCATAGCAGCTCCACCGTCAGGATTTTTCTGTTCAACCCATTCCCAAACGTTTGACATAATTGTACCAACGTTAACAAGTTGTAGAATAAACGGATTTCTTCTTACAATTCTTGTAATTCCTGATTCTCTTTCAGCTTGAGGGACTTGTCCAGTTACATTTGTTGAAAGTGCCATTGTTCCGGCTGCCTTCATTGTAAATTGAACACTTGCGCCTGAGCGGTCTTTCATTGCTGAAAGCTCTTCTTTTTTAGAGTCTAAAATTGATTTTAAAGTTTCTTCAACTTGTGACGGCACGCCTTTTGTTTCAAGCTCTAATACTTTTAAAGCTATTTCTTCTACGTTTGCTTTTAAAGCATCAACGTTTTCTCCCTGTGATTTCAAAGCTGCCACTTCAGACATTAACTGAATTAGCTCAGCTTTGCTAACACTTTGTTCTTTCATTGCGTCGATTTTTTCGCCCAACGCTTTAATTACTTCTTCCATTTTTAATTGAATTTTGTTAATAATTGTTTTAATTTTTCAACATCTTGAGTGTCGTTGGACGGCTCGTTTTTATCTGAAGTGGATTTACCGGCTTCGCTTTTATTTTTAAATTTCGATAACAATTCTTTTACCGAAATATTCTTAGTATAGACTTTTACAGTGTCGTTAATGCTGTCTGCAATAATTTTGTCAAATTCCATTTCATGCTCTTGAAGCAGCAAATCATACGGATTTTCGGAAATTGTTTTTTTCCATAATCCTGCAATATGAACATCTTTATGCGAATCCAATATATTTGATGGACTAATAGCACATTTTACAGTTAGAGTATTTTCGTCAATAACTTTCATGTCCAATACCGGAGTTAAAAAGTTAGAACCTTTTACAACTGCCGACCCTTCTACATTTTTAGCTTCAGTAATCGCCCAGAAATAAGAAGTTTTGTCCGCTTCTTCCTTGTTGATAATCATAGGATAATATTTATCCCAGTTTTCTTTTTCTTCCGTGTACTCCGGTGCTTCTGAATTATAGCAGAAGTAAAGTTTGATGTATCGCATACCAACGGAATGATTCAAAACATATCCGTTTTTATACATTTCAAACATAGTTGGATTTCTTAATTTAGAAATTATCGCTTCATAAATTAAAACCTCAATATTATCATTGCCTAAAGACAAAGCCTTAGTTGCTGTATCGAATAATACGTTAGAAAAATCGCTTTTCTGTATCTCGCTTTTTTTCTTTAGAATAGCTAATTCTTTATTTTGCAAAATTTCTTCTAAATTCATTTTCTAACTTCTTTATCGTTAATCAATACTTTTTTTCTATCTTCAAGTGCCTTTTTTAATTCAGGACTAATATCCTTTTTTTTAAGCATTTTATTTATTTCTGCTAAATTCATAACCCAAGTTTTAATTTAAACGAATCACTCATTTTCTTTGCTTCTTCAGGCGTTAGCGTAGCGTTTTCCAATCCTATTTTAATAGTCTCTTGCATTGACTTAAAAGAGTTTATCTTTTCATTAACAACACTTTGCATAACAGCTAAATGGTCGTAAGAAGCAATTAATATTTCGCCCTTTTCAATAAGCCCCCATTGAGAAGACAAAGAAGCCATTGTATTTTTAGCTGTTGTTTGAATAGAGTTTTGAATATAGCTTATTATCCCCTCGGATTGATTCTCAAAAGTTGAATCTTTACTAAAGTAGTTTATAACGTTCTTGTTCATTTCAAACGCTAAAACAACTTTATTTGCATCGTCAGCAAATTGCTCATCTAAAAATAACCTTTTCATATCGCTAACTAAATGGCTATACTTTACATTTGCGTTTGTCGTTAAGACATCTTTTTTACTTAATACATTTTCAATAGCGGTTCTGTCTTCTGTTCTTATCTGAGCCTCGTTCCCAGTTGATTGGTTCTGACCGATATATTTAGCGGAAAATTGCAGATTTTTATTCTTAGAATTAAGATTCTGTTCTATATTCTCAATAACTTTAGTAATCCCTTTTACCCGGCTTTCTGATTTAAACAAAGAATTGCAACTTATTCCATTTGCCATATCGTATAACGGAATAAGCTCAGAAAATTTAATATTGTAAGTTGTGTTGTCTAAAGTGTATTCTGCAATATTTTCTCCAAACGCTTTTTTATCTTTTTCGGTTACAATAAACTTGTTTAGTTTATTAGTTTTTCCAAAGTCGATTTCTGAAGGGATAAGATTGTAAAGCGCTTTAGGTAGTTCGTTAGTAAACGCTTTTATCTGATAGATGTAATCGTTACCGGTTGCCGATAAAAACCACATTTGTTGAAATAAAAAGTCTTCCTGAGATTGAAAGTAATTAGGTTGCGATAGCAGTTTTAAATAAGGGCTGTTTTTTATTTCATTTCCTTTAGAGTCAATATGTTTAATTTTCATTTGAGAATATAAACGCGATCTTAGTAAGATTACAGTCATTAATACTGGATTGTTAAGCGACATATCCAAATATTTGTCTGAGTTTACAAAACCATTACCGTCTAAAAATGAATAAGAGAATTGACCAGCGCGGTTACGTTCCACTCTGATTAATTCTCTACCGAATAAGCTAATGCTTTTAGTTACCATTTAAAATAAATCTATGCTTCACAGCATTAATTAATAGCAAATATAATAAAAATTTATTTATACAAGTAATTTAATCAAAATTTGTTATTTCGACCCATTTTTCACCATCATGATATTTAATATAACTTGGCTTATATTCTGATTTTTTAATTTCATTAATAGCAACTGTAATTACATCAAAATTACTTGCTTTAACTTCAGGTAATTCATCAAAATGATGCTCACTATATTTATTTAATAAATCTAAATCGTCTTTTTTTAATTGCTCATCATTATTGATA